ATTTATGGAAATGGAAATTAGATGATGCTGGTAAAAAGTCTTATCAAATAATGTTAAAAGATCATGGAGTAAGATTACATAATAAATTTTATTCTGATGAAGATCTTCAATGGAAATACTCTCAAGGAGAAACATTCCAAAGTATTTATGATATAGATTATCAGTATTATATTAATCAATGTATAAAAGTAATTGAAAAACTAAAACCAAAGCAGTTAAATCTGTTTAATTTTGACGAATATTAACAAAAACTATCATACTCTAGAACAGATGAATTAAATTAATTCATTATGATACTAGAAATAGATACAAGTCTATTAAAAAAAATAGACAATCTTTCATTAAGTCAGCTAGTACTTTTAAATCTTGTATTAGACAATAATCAAAAATCTATCAAAGAGGTCAAAGACATCGTTAGCCAGGTCAGCGACAATGATATACAAGATTTAATCGACAGAGGATTTCTTATCAGAGAGGAAAAAGCTAAAAAAGTTTCTTATAAAGAAACTGAACTATTAGTAAATATTATTACTGGTAATGCAGATTTATTTGAAGAATTTAAGAAGCATTATCCTATAGTAGTAGTAAGACCTGATGGTACTAAAGGCTTTTTACAAGGTAATTCAAAGAAATGTAGAACATTATATAATAAAATAGTTAAAAATGATACTATTTTACATAATCATATTATTCAATGTCTAGAAAAAGAAGTATCTGACAAACTTATGAGCGGTAAAATAGGTTATATGAAGACTATGTGGAAATGGCTTACTAACTCTGAATGGGAAATTTATGAAGAACAAATTAATGAACCAATAAAAGATAATCTCTATGGAACAGAACTTATCTAGTCCCTTACCATTTAAACATATATCTGTGGCTGCTGATGAAGCGGTTATCTATATAAAACAGCGTAAGAATCATGAAATTGAACCACTTAAAAGTAGGTGGAATAAATTTAATTTTATGTGCTGTGGTGGTATTGAACCAGGATGTGTTTATACTATAGTAGGAGCTTCTGGTACTGGTAAATCATCATTTGTAAATACGCTTGAAACTGACTTAATTGAACTTAATCCTGATAAGGAATTAGTTGTATTATCATTTTCTTTTGAAATGCTCTCTAGTAGACAAGTAGGAAGAAAACTATCTAATAAGTTGCGTCATACAACTTCAGAGCTATATAGTGCATCAGAAGATGTTTCTGATAGTTTACTACAGGATATTGAAAAAGAAGTAGAAGTTATTAAACAATATCCCATCTACTATGTAGATGAATCAGCTACAGTAAGTAAGATAGAAGATACTATAACATATTTTCAAAATACGATTGCAAAAGATAAATGGCTTATCGTATTTCTAGATCATACATTATTGGTCGAAGGAAATGATACTAATGATGAGCGTAAAATTATAGCAGCATTAGAAAGAGTATTTATTAGAGCTAAGAAAGTTGGTAAAACAAGTATAATTCAACTTTCTCAAATGAATCGTAATATTGAAATGCCTGAAAGGATTATAAATCCATCAAGTCATTATCCTATGAGAAGTGACTTATCATCCTCAGATTCTGTGTTTCAAGGTAGTGATGTTATAGCAGTTTTATCAAGACCTGAAACATTAGGTATTACTGCATACGGACCGTCACGATTACCTGTACAAAATAAAGTATATCTACACTTTTTAAAAGTTAGAGAAGGCAAATTAGCCATACTTGAATATGAGAACGATCTGCAATATAACAACTTAATTGAAGTAGATAGATCTGAGAATAAACCACAGTATTAATTTAATTTTTGGCTAACATGACTACAACATTTTTGAATAAAAAGGGTAACAATAATAACTTTAACTTTAACACTTATGATTTCTTGAATCCGTATTACGAGAAAATCAGTAAGAAAAAAGATGATAATTATATTGATAATCTTCTGACAAAAGCCTTTAAGAATCTGGTTCCTTGGGCAAAGAAAGAAGATAAGAAAGATAATATTTATATCATCTTCGGTGATGAACCGACGAAAAAATATACGTTTGAGAAGCCGAGTTTTACAATTACAAATATTTCTCCTACTTCTCTGAATCTGGAATGGAATAAAGCAGCTACACATTTGTTAGAATGTGCATATTATGCTAATAATCCTACTTATGATTTTATTATCTGTGATACACCGATTAAAATTCATGGTAATTATATTCAGGTAGGTTCGGAAATTATTCCGACATTTACCCGTTCTGATTTCTTTACAACTATGAAGAAAGAAGATCAGATTAACATTTATAATATTGCAGTAGAAATTAACGCTATTTTTGCTGCGTAATTATTAACAAAACTTTTCAGATTCTTTCAAATTTTATCAAATTCTTTCGTAACTTATCAAACTATATCTGAAAAGGTAAAATTATCTTAATATGATAGTATTACCTACAGAAAAAGTAAAAGCAAAAGTAAATAATCCTAGATTTTTGATTATTTACGGTCGACCTAAAACTGGTAAAACTAGTTGTGTAGCAGCTCTGGAGAATAATTTAATTATTGATCTAGAGGGTGGCTCTGAATTCTTAGATGCATTGGCAGTACAAGCGAGAACTGTTAATGATTTTGCTGATATTGCAAATGCAATCAGAGAAAAGATCAAAGAAACAGGTAAAAAGCCCTATAAGTATATTACTATAGATAATGCTACACGACTAGAAGAGATATGTCTACCTTACGCAGGTACTCTCTATAAAGCTCAACCTCAAGGAAAATCTTGGCAAGGTACTGATGTTAGATTGCTTCCACAAGGAGCAGGATATCAATACATTAGACTTGCTGTAAGAAAAGTTATCGATATGTTTAAAGAACTTACTGATAACTTAATTCTTATTGGTCATACTAAGGATAAAATGATTAATAAGAATGGTGAGGATATGACAGAAATGTCCTTAGATCTTGTAGGTAAACTAGGAGATATTATATGTGGTGAAGCTGATGCAGTAGGTTTTATGTATCGAAAAGGTAATGAAACAATTATCAATTTCGATAGTAAAGATGAAACTACAAAAGGAGCAAGAGCACCACATTTGCGTGAGCAAAAAATAGTAATTGCAGAAAGCAATGAAAACAATGAATTAACATTTCATTGGGACAGAATTTATTTACCAGAAGTTTAAGTTAACCAAAATTAAAGAGTATGTATAGTTCCGAAAGAGCCAAGACTATTGTAAAGAAAGACGTAGCACACTTGTCAGCAGGTATTGAAGATAACGTAATGTTAACTGCAGTAAGATTTGATAAATCTATTAATGGTAATAGTTTTATTGAATTTAAGTTTGAAAAAGAAGGTAAATTGCTGACGCATACTGAATGGGAACCTTCTAAGAGATCTGATGAAACTGAAGAAAGTTCAGAATAAATGTGATAATCAATTTTCAAGAATTGAACAAATTTTAAAATGTTATTATCCTAATGCTGAAGATCGTAAGTTTATCGGTGAAAACTTCACTCAGTTTGCTCAATGGGTAACAGAAATGCTGAATAAAGCAGATTTGACTACTTTGTTGAGAGTTAAAATTGTATACAATAATAGTGGTTATACTACATTACCAAAGTATGCAAAGTATACGTTTATTGAACCAATGTCTTTGGTAAACGAAAATAAATCTGTTATTGTAAAATTAGGTATCGATCAATTCGAGAAGCCTATTGTAGCAGATTTAGAAAAATCTAATCCAAGTCCTTTCTCTATGGGAAGTTCTGTGGATGAAAATAATAGCGCCGATCCTAATGGATTGCCGTTTTAAGATATAATTCTATTTGCGCAATAGAACGAAGACTATACTACCTCTGACTTTTGTCATGTAAGTATACCAGATCGTAGGCTGGCACTGACCACACAGGGGGTATTGTTAAAGGTGGAGAAGAGTAAGCACATATTTCTTTAATAAGAAATGAGCAGATGTGTGAATGGGCCTAATACAAATGCTAACTAGCATGTATTTAAATGGGGCGGTTCGAGTCCGCCACTCTTCACTTTATTTAAATCTATATCATATGTATGACTCTACAAAAATAAAACAGCAAGATACTCCAATTACTTTGGATTATATCTTATCAAAAGTCACAGAATATGATATTTACGCTAGATATATTGGACAATTTAAGATTGGTTTTATATATAATAGTCCATTTAGAGAAGATAAAAATCCTTCATTTGGAATATTCAGAAGTAGAAAATCAGGTAAATTACTATTTAAAGATCATGGAAATGGTGAATGTGGAGATGTTATTAAATTTGTAAAGCTTTATACAGGTTTAACAAATTATAATGACATATTAAACCGTATAGTAACTGATATGTCTATTACTAATAATACCAAACTTAAAAGTACAAAGCAATATGAATCTAAAGACACTGTAATAGGTGTTGTTAGACAAGATTGGACAGATGTTGATAAACAATATTGGTCACAATTTGGTATTACTAAGGAAACATTAATTAAATTTAATGTATCTAGTATAAAATATTATTTATGTGATGGTGTTGTTAAAGGTATATATAAAGATGAAAATCCTATGTATGCTTATAAAGTATATGATCATTTTAAGATTTATAGACCATTAGCAGATAAATATACTAAATGGCGTAATAATTTAGCTCCTTATGATATTCAAGGATATGAACAATTACCTAAAAAAGGTGATTTATTGATTATTACTAAGTCATTAAAAGATGTTATGTGTTTATATGAAATGGGATATACTGCAATATCATCATCTTCAGAAAGTACTTTTATATCAGACAAGGCGTTAAATCAGCTTAATAGACGATTTAAGCGCATTTTAATTTGTTTTGATAGAGACGTTTCAGGTATTAAAAATATGCGTAAAATAAGTCTTAAAACAGGCTTAAATGGCTTTTTAGTACATAAAAAATGGAAAGCTAAAGATATATCAGATGCAGTAAAATTAAATGGATTTGAAACTATTAAAAATTGGTTAAAAGAAACACTATGATATGGTTTACTTCAGATTTACATTTCTTTCATGATCGTATCTTAGAATTCTATCCAAAACGTAAAGAATTGTTTGGAAATACTGTTGAAAAAGCCAAAGAAGCTATGATACAATTGTGGAATTCTAGAGTAAATAAGAAAGATACAGTATATATTCTCGGTGATTTAGCATTTGGTGAAGTAGAAGATAAAAGAAAACTATTTCAAAGACTAAATGGTAATAAAATATTAATACTGGGTAATCATGATAAAATACCAGATCATTTAAAATGTTATTTTAATCATATTACTCAAATCAAGAATATTAAGTTTAAGAAATCTGTATATAATTTCTTGTATCGAGATCTAGAAATTATTATGTGTCATTTTCCAATGTTAAGTTGGGAACATAAAGATAAAGGATCTGTTATGATACACGGACATTGTCATGGAAAAGTAGATCAAATAAATATAGATTCTAAAGAATTAAG